GGGGAAATGGCCGCATTTCTCGCCAGTTTTTCGGGGCTATACGCCGCAGCACCAGTCGGAACGGAGGCTTTGCGCCACTTTGGTGCATGACGAATCATGGGTGAGGTGCTGAGCCAGCGCGAGCGTTTGCGCCTGGTCTCGATCTCTCGGCTTGCCGAATTGCTCGGCATGGACCGGAAGACGGTATCGAAGCGGCTGCTGGACTGCAATGTGCCGGCGGCTGGAAAGCGCGACGGGTATCCGGTCTATGACGGCCGGCAGGCCTGTGAGGCGTGTCTGCTGCCGCAGGTTGGCGAGGGGGAGGAAGGCGTCGAGCTGGACCCTCGGCGGATGAAGCCGCAGGACCGGAAGGCTTGGTATGCGTCCGAGCTCGACCGCATGGCGGTGGAGGAACGGGCGGGCCGGCTGATCCCTGCGGCCGAGGTCGAGGAACAAATGGCCACGATTGTCTCGACGGTTGTGCGCTGCCTGGAGACGCAGGCCGACCGGGCAGAGCGTGACCTGCGAGTCGGCCCCGAAGTGGTGGAGTGGCTGCTGCAGGACGCTGACCAGATCCGCGAGCAGATCGCGGGCGCGCTGACCGGGTATGAGGAAGACGATGCGCTACGGGTCAGCGGCTGAGGTCCGGCGCAGCGTCTGCGAGGGCTTCCGGCCGGCAGAGCGCATTTCAGTCAGCGAGGGCATCAACCGCACGCTGGTGACGAAGGACGGGCCGTACAGCCCGGAGCTGTCGCCGTACATGGCGCAGCCGGCCGACCGCCTGGACTCGCGCAAGTACCGCGCGGTGGTCTTCATCGGGCCGGGCCGCTGCAGCAAGACGGCGACCCTCATTGACGGCTGGGCAGTCCGGAACATCCGGTACGCGCCCGGCGACATGCTGATAGTGCAGTCGAGCCAAGACCTGGCGCGCTACTACAGCAAGCAGCGGTTCGACAAGATCATCAAGGCGTCACCGAAGGTGCGCGAGCGTCTATCGACGCGCCGGCAAGACGACAACACGTACGACAAGGTTTTCCGGAACATGGTGCTGGCCTTCGGCTGGCCCTCCGGCGCGCAGCTGTCCGGGCGCGACTTCCGGTATGTGGCGATCACCGAGTACGACCTCGCCGCGGACGACATCGACGAAGAGGGATCGCTTTTCACCCTCGGGAGCATGCGGACCCAGAGCTACATGTCTGCGGGCATGACGGTTGTCGAGACATCGATCCGGCGCGTCTACACGGACGCGCAGTGGCGGCCGAAGAGGGAGCTTCCGCACGAGGCCCCGCCGGCCGGTGGCGCGACGCTGCTCTACAACATGGGCACCCGGAACTGGCTGTACTGGCAGTGCCGCGAGTGCCGCGAGTTCTACCCGCTGAACCCGGACGTGCATGTCATGTTCGGGCTCGATCCGATCGAGCACTTGGCCAACAAGCTGACGGCCGACACCCTGGAGGATTGGGTCAGGCACCACGCCTGCATCGCCTGCCCGCACTGCGGCGCGGTCGCGAAGGAAGATCAGCGGCGCGCCTTGAACAAGGGCGCCCGGTGGGTGCCGGACGGCTGCCGCATCACGCCGGACGGCGAGATCATCGGCGAGCAACGCGAGACGGACATCGACAGCTATCAACTGTCCTGCGTCGCCGCCGGCTATGCGCACTGGCCCAAGCTGCTGCGGGACTACGGGGTCGCGATCCTGGAGTACCAGCGCACCGGGCTGGAGACGGGCATCAAGGAAACGGTGAACCTGCACCAGGGCCGGGCCTACCTGCCCTTCGCTCTGCAGGGCAAGCGCAAGGCCGGCCACGAGCTGCAGAAACGCGCGGAGGAACAGCGGCAGGGCTACGTGCCCCGCGGCGTGCGGTTCCTCACCGCATCGGTGGACGTGCAGGCCGGCAAGCGCGCGGGGTTCGTGGTCAAGGTGCTGGGCTGGGGCCCGCATCGCGAGCACTGGACGATCGACCGCTTCCACCTGCGGCACAGCGAGCGCGAGGGCGAAGACGGCCAGCCACTGCTGCTGGATCCGGCGGGCTACGTCGAGGACTGGCAGCGCCTGGTCGAGAAGGCGATTCAGCGCCGCTACCCGCTGGAGGATGGCAGCGGCCGGACGATGCCGGTGCGCGTCACGCTGTGCGACTCCGGCGGCGAGGATGGCGTCACCAGCCGGGCCTATGAGTTCTGGCGCCAGATGGCGCGCGAGGGCATGGGCCACAAGTTCCGGCTGGTGAAGGGCGCGAACAGCAGCAACGCGCCGCGAGTGGAAGAGCGCAGGCCTGACGCGCGCGGCAACAAGCAGAGCAACAGCGGCGCCACCGGCGACGTGCCGGTGCTCTTCATCAACACCGACCAGATCAAGGACACGATCGCGGCGGACCTGAAGCGCGAAGAGCCCGGCCCCGGGTTCTGGCACTTCGCCTCGTGGATGCCGACCTCGGCGTTTGAGGAACTGACCGCCGAGACGCGCACCGCCAAGGGCTGGGTCAACGCCAGCAAGCGGCACAACGAAGAGCTCGACCTGTGCGTCTACGGCGAGGCCGCGTGGATCGCGCTGCAGGCCGACAAGATCAACTGGACGAACCCGCCGCCTTGGGCGCGCGACTGGGACGAAAACCCGGACGTGCGGAAAGAAGGCGACCCAGAGCCGCAACCACTCCGCGTTATCCGACGCGGGAACCGCACGTCAGGAGTGCAGCTGTGACCGACTACCGCACACGACTGGCTGCAGTGCAGGCGGCGATTGATGCCGTGCTGGAGGGTGGGCAGACCGTCCGCTATGGGGATCGCTGGGTATCGCTTGCTGACTTGGGCGAGCTGCGCGCGCTTGAGGACAGCTACACGGCCAAGGTCGCAGCACAGGCGAACGCTCGCGCCGGTCGCGGCCGGGCCCGGATCAGCTACGCGGTGCCGCACTGATGCGCCTGTCCGAATCCATGCCGGCGAGCTGGGGCGAGTTCCTGGCGCCGGCAGCCAGCACGAGCCCGCCCGAGCGGCCGGAGACTGCCTACCGTGGGGCGTCGCATGTGTTGCGCTCGATGCAGGCCTACACGCCGCTGCTGGGCAGCGCGGCAAGCGACCTGCCGCAGTGGGAGCAGATGACGCTGCGCGCTCGCTCGCGCGACGCCTTCCGCAATCACCCAATTGCCCGCGCTGCGCTGACACGCAACCGCACCAACATCGTGGGCACCGGCATGATGTGCCGGCCTGCTGTCGATTCGGACGTGCTCGGGCTGTCGCCCGAAGCGGCGAAGGCCCTGAACCGCACCCTGCGCCAGCGCTTCCGCGCCTGGGCGGAGTCGCCGCAGGCCTGCGATTGGGAGGCGAACAGCGACTTCTATGGGCTGCAGGGCCTGACCCTGTTGTCCGCGATGGCTTCCGGCGATGTGTTCGCGCTGACGCCGCTGCAGGACCGACCGGGCAACACCAGCGAGCTCAAGGTGCAGCTGGTCGAGGCCGACCGCGTGAGCAACCCGCGCGACGGCGCCGACACCGACAGCCTGATGGACGGCATCGTGATGGACGGCGGCGTCCCTGTTGGCTGCTGGATTCGCAGCCAGCACCCGGGCGAAGTGCGCACCACGACCCGCATTGCGTCTTGGGAGTTCTATCCGTTCTTCGGTGCCGACACCGGCCGCCGCCGCGTGCTGCATGTCTGGAACGACAAGGAGCGTCCGGGGCAGGTTCGCGGCGCGCCATACCTGGCGCCGATTCTGGAACCGCTGGTGCAGATCAGCCGGTACGGCGGCGCCGAGCTGATGGCCGCCGTGGTCTCCGCGATGCTCACGTTCTTCATTGAGCGCGAATCCGAGCAGCTGGATGAGAACGGGAACCCCATCCCGTTTGTTGAGGATGGGAACACTTTCAAGCTGGGCGAGGGTGCCGCGGTTGATCTGGCTCCGAGGGAGAAGGTCAACATGGCCAACCCTGCGCGGCCCAATGCGCAGTTCGACCCGTTCTTCATGGCGGTCACGAAGCAGATCGGCGCCGCGCTGGAGCTGCCGGTTGACGAGCTGCTGCTGCACTACCAGAGCAGCTACAGCGCCGCGCGCGCCGCGATGCTGCAGGCCTGGCGCTTCTACACCATGCGCCGCTGGGTGCTGGCGCAGCAGTTCTGCCAGCCGATCTATGCGCTGTGGCTGGATCTCGAAGTCGCGAGCGGACGGCTGAACCTGCCCGGCTATGCCGACCCGATGCGCCGCATCGCCTACTCGCGCGCGCTGTGGATCGGCCCGAGCCGCGGATCGATGGACGAAGAGAAGGAAGCCAGCGCAGCCAAGACGCGCATCGAGATCGGCGTCAGCAATGAGGCGATCGAGACGGCGCAGATGACCGGCGAGGACTGGGAGGACGTCTACGAGCAGCGCCGCGAAGAGATCGCGCGCCGCAAGGCAGATGGAACCTGGATCGAGCAGAGCCGCGTGCAGGAAGTGGTACGCCGAGACGCGCCCCCGACAGAGGAAACCGAATGAGCATCCGAGCGTTCGACGTTGCGGCCGGCCGGCCGTGGCTGATTCAGCAGGAGTCGCTCGAAACGATCCTGCATGTTGCCGAGCGCATGGGCGACCCCGAGGCGGTGTCAATGCGCCTGGGGCGACCGCTCGACAACACCCGCACCGTGCAGATGCGCGACGGCGTGGCCGTGATCCCGATCACCGGCCCCGTCTTCCGCTACGCCAACCTGCTGACAGAAGTCAGCGGCGCCACTGCCACCGGCGTGATCGCGCGCGACTTCCAAGCGGCAGTCGAGAACCCCTACGTCCGCGGCATCGTGCTGGAGATCAACAGCCCTGGCGGCGAGGCCACCGGCATCAACGAGCTCGCCGAGGCGATCTATCAGGCGCGCGACACGAAGCCCATCGTGGCCTACGTCGAGGGCGCCGGCGCCAGTGCGGCCTACTGGATCGCATCGGCAGCTGGCGAAATCGTCATGGACCCGACCGCCATCGTCGGCTCGATCGGCGTCGTCATGTCCTACACCGACACCCGAGAGCGCGACGAGCGCAGCGGTGCGCGACGCCTGGAGATCGTCAGCAGCCAGAGCCCGAACAAGCGCACCGACCCAGCGACTGAAGCCGGCCGCGCGCAGGTGCAGGCGATCGTGGATGCGATGGCCGATGTGTTCGTCGGCGCGGTCGCGCGGAACCGCGGCGTCACGGCTGAAACCGTGATCGCCGACTTTGGCAGCGGGGGAGTGCTGGTCGGCGCCTCTGCTGTTGCTGCACGAATGGCCGACCGTCTTGGATCACTCGAAACCGTGATCGCCGAGCTTGCCGGCACCGCAAGCCCTACGAAGAGGAACACCACCATGGGCGATAAGTCCACGGTCACGGTTTCAAACACCGCTGACCTTCGCCTCGCGCTGGAGGCCGGCTACACCGCCGACCAGATCGAGATCGAGCAGCCTGCGGCTGCATCCACCGTCGAGCGAATCGACGCCACCGCCGAGCAGATCTCAGCGGCCAAGGCCGAAGCCACCACCGCAGAGCGCTCGCGCCTGACTGCCCTGCTGGGCATGCAGGAAGAAGGCTTTGAGGCCGAACTGCAGCAGGCCGTCGCCGACGGCACGCAGCCCGGCGACTTCGCCTTGGCGATGCTCCGCGCGCAGCGGGACCGCGGCGTCAGCATGCGCGGCATCCGCTCCGACTCCCCGAAACCCGCCGCGCACGGCGGCAACACCGACGGCACCCCTGCCGATTCCCTCATCGCCACCGCCGTCGCACTCGGCCTGGCCAAGGAGTAAGACCTCATGAGCGAGTACCAGACCCGCGCAACCCTCGCCACCGAGGGCACCTACA